AACACAGATTGGTAATGGCTCAACATCTGAACAGACTTCTAACGAGGATAGAAGTAGTGCATCACATAGACCGCAATCCAAGCAACAACCAGATAGAAAACCTTGTGCTTTTTGCAAACAATGGGGAACACAGGCGAATAGCACATTCGGGGTCGGTACAGCTCTTAAACCCGCAGTAGAACCTATTGTTGTTGCAAGAAAACCCCTAAGTGAAAAGAACGTAGCAAGTAATGTCTTAAAGTGGGGTACGGGTGGGATAAATATAGATGGGAGTAGGGTGGGGACAGAAGAGAGAGTAAATAAAGGAATGAGCAGTAAACAGCCAGACGGAGCAGGAACATTTAGAGATGATAATTGGAAGCCAAAGGAAGTAGAAAATATAGCGACAGGTCGCTTCCCAGCCAACCTAATCCACGATGGTTCTGATGAAGTAGTGAGGGGGTTTCCGAATACAAAGAAGGGTAGTGACAAAAAGAGAAATAGAAATACAATAGGTAGTTTTGGTATGCCAAATGATAATACTCCTGAATATGCTGATAGTGGAAGTGCAAGTAGATTTTTCTATGTAGCCAAAGCCTCAAGAGCAGAAAGAAATATGGGACTTGAGGGGTTTGAGGAAAAGCCAAGTCAGTTAAATAGTGGTGGTATTGGTAGGGAGATAAGCGTTGAGAAACGATTAGATAAACAAGGAGAAAACGCCCCTACGATGAAAAACGTCCACCCAACCGTTAAACCTCTGAAACTTATGGAATATCTCGTTAAACTCGTAACACCACCTAACGGAATATGTCTTGATCCATTCTTAGGGTCAGGTACAACCGCTATGGCGTGTAAAAGTCAAGGATTTAATTATTTAGGAATTGAACAAGACGGGGAGTATGTAAAGATAGCAGAGGCTCGGATTAAGGCGGTAATAGTTCAGGGAGAGTTGTTTTGAGGCTATATTAAAAAGGACTTGACAAACGATAATTAGCTAGTTTATAATATAACTATCGCTAGTTAAATTAGAAATATGAAAAATGAATTTGCGCTAACATTTAAAGACAGAGAGACATACATTAAAGATCTTAAAAACGATTTAATTACCAAAATAGGGTTAGCTCAAGCGGCAATTCTTCTTCAAAAAACACCGGGACGAGAGGTTCGAAAGAGACTACTTAATCCATCAAAGCCAAAAGGACCGGACAATCCTGAGTTTTCATACCTAGAACACGCTTACGTTTCTGAGACTTTAAACTTTGCACTTGCTCTTAATTGGGATCTTATTGTTACACGAAGTGAAAGAATAGATCAAGAAGCTTTGGTTGAGGGTTATCTTGAGGTACGAACTAAAGAGGCCGTTATAAGAAAGCACGGATTTGGCGGTGCAAAAAGAATTATAGCAAACCGAAATCAAACGTGGGCGGATGTATTTAAATCTGCAACATCAGATCTTCTTAAAAATTGTGCCGCAAGACTTGGACTTGGGTTAGATCTTTACAGACACGAAGAAAAAACACAAGAGGTAGTCAAAGAAAAGATTGAAAATAAAGATAAAAATATTCCTGATAATAACGCTCCGGCCACAGAGGCTCAGTTAAACACAATAGCTAATATGGGTGGAGAATTTAATAAAGATATGACTTTTAACCAAGCAGTAGAAAAAATTAAATCATTAACCGGCAAATGAAAAAAATAATAGATCCAGTAAAAATTACAAAATACACCTCAGAAGAGCTTCTTGAGATAAAAGAAAACTTAGAACTTGCTATAAGTACGGCAACAGAAGATATTGTTGGGATAAAAATGGAGCTTACAGAAAGGCTTAAAAAAATGGATTTAAAGTCCGACAAAATAGGCAAATGGCTTTTAACAAGATATATTGATACAAGATTCCAAACTACTCTGGATCAGGCAAGAGAGCTTGGAGCAACAAAAGTGACAGAAAAAGTAGACTCATCACAGCTTAAAAAAATAGTTAAGGCTGGGGGTAAGGTGCCGGGAGTTGTTGAAGGTGAAAGATTAAGAATAGCAGTTATCGAGGACAATGAAGAAATATAAGCACACAGCTACAGGATATATTCTTGTTAAAATGCCAAGCCATCCAAACGCTGATTGTAGAGGGTGGGTATATGAGCATAGGTTCATAATGTCTAATTTTTTGCAGAGACCTCTTTTAAGGGATGAGCAAATAGATCATATAAACGGAATTAAGACAGATAATAGAATTGATAATTTGAGAATAGTAACTGCTTCTGAAAATATAAAACTTAGACACGAGTTGTTTGGTCATCCTTTTAAGGGTAAAAAACATACTCAAGAAACTAAGGAAAAAATGGCCAAACAGAGAAAAGGAAGGAAGTTCTCAAAAACTTGGAAACACAATCATCTAATAGCAGTTAGAAATTATTGGTCTAAAAAAAGACAGAATGAAAATATACTTATCGTATAGCTCCCTCAACCAACTACACAATAGCTCGCATGAGTATCTTAATAAATTATTAGGCGCTGAAGTGCCAGAGATTATTTATTTAACCGAGGGTAAAGTAGGGCATAGAATCATTCAAGCTCATGTATCTGGTAAGAAAAAAGACTCCCGGTTATCATATCTTAATATAACGTTTCCTATTGTTGAGGAAAGAGACTTTGATGATAGACTTAGGTTTGTTAAAACTCTTAATTTAGGTGGAGTAGAGTACATATTTCAAGGGTTTGCAGACGGACTTAATCCCTATTTAAAGCAAAGGCTTGAGATTAAACTAAGTTCAACCCCTTGGAGTATTGGAAAGTTTGAAAAATCTTATCAAAGAAAGCTATACGTTTGGTTTGATAAAACCTATAAGGATGACTACCTTATTACAGGACCCAGAGATCCAAATGTTTGGGATAAACAAAAATTAGAACTTATGCACTTATCGCCAACAGATAAAGATGTAAAAGATGCAGAAGATTGGGTCATGAAAGGTATAGCCTTATTAAAAGACATAAAAACCGCTATTAAAAATAGAGAAAAATCAAGCGGATTAAGTCAAGATGGTAAATGTATTAACCGTTGGTGCCTCTATAGCTACAACTGCCAATTTAAATGATAGACTTTAACCACACACAAACCGATTATATTATTTGTATTATTTTAGCGATAGTTTTACCGCTATTTTTAGCTCTTGTTTCGTTTGATTTTTTTATTTACTTAGCCCTATCTATATGAAATCAACACAAGCTATGAGAATATTAAGGGCGCTTAAAGAAGCAGGAAGCGGCGGCTGTCATCCTAAAGTTTTTATTATGGACTTAAAAATTTGGCAATATAATGCTCGGATTTATGATCTCAGAGAGCAATTTGACTGTCATTGTAAGCATTCAAGTATTTGTTTTGCAAAAGAGCATATTAAAAACAAAACTTTAAGTAATGGCACTACTAAGTTTTTTTATGTAGATGACACGGAAAAGTTAAACCAACAAATGAAACAATATCAAGAGGAAGATTTAAGAGATGATAAGTCGCAGTCAGAGTTATTTTAATTATGTTAGCTAAGTTCTATAAGGTAAGGTCTTTTACTAACAAGAGCGTTTTCTATACGGTTAGAAAACTGCCAATGGGAGATGTTAGGTGCGACTGCCCGGCTTTTATATTTAGAAAAGAAAAATGCGATCATATTAGAAAGATTCAGCATTTAAGATTAAAACACCATGGTAGGAAGAAAAACAAAAGACTGGCAAAGAGCAAAAAGAAAGCTCGTCAAGGAAGCGCTATTAGAGGGTAGGTTTGTACTAAAAGAGAACCGACCTTACGGATATTGTGTCGATTGTTCTCATACTCACTATTTAACGCCAGATCATAAGATTAAAAGAAGTCAGGGCGGAGGGCATACTAAAGAAAATATTGATTGGGTATGCAACGAGTTTCCGTGTCTTTGCCATACAAAGCGTGATAATTTAGGAGATCCTATGAATAAAAAACCAAAATCTAAAAAAGCTAATTGGGCTAAAGAACATCCGTGTATTAAATGTAAAAAGATAACGTTCTTATTATATTGCAATCATTGTGGGCAGTTATCAGTTGCCCCTTGACATTAACAAGCGGTGGTTATATCATAAAGCATGGGCATAAAAGAATCAGCAAAAGAACTAGGTAAAAAGGGCGGTTTAGCTACTCTTAAAAAATATGGTAATAAGCATTTTTCAGCTATGGGTAAAAAATCTAAAAGAGGACCAAGCAAACGCGGAATTAAAATTAAAAAAGACTTAAAAGTTATTGATAATTTACCAATTGGCCAAGCCATGGATTATGAAAGAGAATAGAGAATATCGAGCAATTCAGAGAACACCACCTTTAAAGCCAATCCATTGGATCTACGCTTTTATTTTCTTCTTATTAGTTTTATTTGCCGGATAATATGGATAGCTTTGATAACATTGAAGATATAGACGTAATAAACATAATAATTCTTGATGATGAAACTAGACTTACAGTTTCAAAAAACATGATCGAGCATGGAGGAAATTTTGTTAGGGCTCTTGGCGAATGTTTGTTTGCAGCCAATACCGAAAATAGAGGAAAATTAGCAGAAACCTTTATAAATTATGTTAAAGAATACGCACCTGACAAGTGGGATAAAAGATGAAAGACTTTCTAAAAAAATACACAGCTTGGATACTACTTGGACTTTTAATAGGATATGGGCTTGTTTTACTTGGAACGACCTTAGCAACAGACACCTCATTTGAGTTTTTTAACGAGAAAAAAGTGGTTTGCTTTCAGGGAACAAAGCCAACTTGCTATCAGGTCATCAGTTTAACTTTAACTAAATAACTATTATGGATGTAGAAGAATTTTTATTAACCAAAGTTAAAATGGAACAAAAAAAGCGAAATAAAAGAACGCCTAAAACTTATATGAACACAGAAATAAATAAAGCAATAGAAGATTTGAAATCAATTATGGGTTTAACCACCTCAAAAGAGGATTTAATTAGGATAATGATGAAGTCAGTATATCTTACAGGAAAAATTGAAGGATTAAATAGTTTATTAAAAACTAAATAACTATGACAATTAAACAAATCATTAAAATGTTAGAAAAATACGACAAAGAAAACCCAGAAGTTCAATTAAATATAAAAGGAGTTATAAGTTTGATTAGAGGGTTAACTAAATAACTATTATGAAACAGAGAGAAATAAAAAGAGTTGTACTCAAAGACAAGGATACAGATGATGCTTTAGGCTGTGGTGATTGTTTTGCTTTGATTGAAGGCGAAGATGTTTTTTGTTGGTATTGTGGGGCGGAGTTTAATGAGGATTATGCTTATAACCTTGAAGATTTACTAAAACAAAAATAATATGGCACACGGAGATTATAAATGCTGTGCGATATGCGACAGCAAACAAGAATACATAGGACTTAACGATACTTTTAAGGATGATATATGTCCTTATTGTAGAGAGGTAAGTGAAGTAGCGACTATTAAAGACTTACTTAAAAAAATAGAAAGTTTTACAAATAAAAGAAAACTGAGGGTTTGGTTGAAAAAAATAGGTATGAATGAATGTTATTACCAAAATGAAGTTGATGATTTAATAGTTTTCAAATTAAAGGGTGCAGTTCCTACGAAATTTAAGTCTGCGACAGAGTTTTTGAAAGGAATAGGAGCCTTATAGTATCGGATTATATAAACAAATATGACAAAATACAAAATAGGCACTAAAGTTAGAGTAGTTGAGTGTTTGTTTCCTTTCACCACACCGCACCACAATGGACAAATTGGTGAATTTGTTGAATTTAATAATAATGGAAATTATGAAGTTCAGTTGAAAAAAGGATATTGCGTCGCCTCCAAAGTAGAATTAGTTAAAAAGGTTGTGAGGAAGAAGAAATTGCATTTACCTGACACCACGAAATTGCAATCAAAAAAGAGTAAGAACAAGGTACGCAAGAATTGGGGATTTTGGTTAGGTGTTATAGTGGGTCTGTTGTTAGGAGTTGCATTTTGGGGATAGATATGGGATTTATAATAGGATTAGTTTTATTCGCTTTGTTTATTGAGGCGGCAGTTAAAGGCGTAGGCATAGCCACTACTATAATTTTTATAGGAATTGTGCTTTTATTATTACGAGTTATTTTTGATTAACCCTATGACATTTCACACAAAGGATATAAAGAAAGAACAACCATTTATAAAAAGAAGCGAGGGTTTTCAACATAAGGTTCGTAAGCTATATGGATTTATATTTGATAAGCAAACAATCCTTTCAGGTTTTCGTGGCTCTATTGCTCACGGACTAACTATTAAACCTGAAGAAGATAAAATGTATGGGATTGATGACGAAGATACTTTTGAGATTTACCGCTACCCAACAGAGTATTATTTATCACTTGAAAGCTATTATCACAGAGCAGAGGTTAAAGAACGCAAGGAAGGTGCTATTGATGAAGTTTCTTACGAGGTTAGAAAAACTTTTCATCTTTTATCAAACTGTAATCCTAATGTAATGACCTATCTTTACAATAAGCCCGAACATTATTTTATAACATCAGAAGGTGGAAAAACACTAATTGAGAATAGAGATTTATTTTTAGCAAAAAGGCGTATTTATATGGGATATTCAGGCTATGCTTACGGACAACTTAAAAAACTACAAACTGGGGCATATAGAGGATATATGGGAGAAAAAAGAAAAAAAATTGTTGACGAGATTGGCTATGATACTAAAAATGCAATGACTTTAATCCGACTTCTTCGCAACGCAAGAGAGCTATTACTTGATAAAACACTTATTGTTTATAGGGAGGAAGACCGAGATGAATTATTAAACATTAAAAAAGGCAGTCTAACATTAGAACAATTACAAAAATTATCTGATAAAGAGTTTAAGTTAAATGAAAGGGCGTATGCAAAATCAAAACTCCCCGAAGAAAACAACCGCAATAAAATAAACGAACTATTAGTTGATATTCTTAACCTATGAACCAATTTTATAACAACGATATATTAGTAAGTTTTGTATTTTTGGTAATGGTGGGGGTTATAATTTGGTTTTTAATTAAAGCTCTTTAATTTGAGGGTTGAGTGTCATACCTAACTGGCTCACATAATTGTATTAAAGGTGAGAGGGCACAAGGTAAGTAAGTTTTTTTGACAATACAAAACAAAATCACAGAAAATTCCTTTGGGTATGGCACTTAGTCCTCAAGTTAGATATATAAGATATGAAAAGAAAAGGAACATTAAGTCTTAAAGAGCTTAAAAAACTATATAAAGCTGTTGAGAGATTGCCTCAAGATGATTTTATAATCAAATGGTGGTTTTATCCTTTCTTGTGGGCATTATGGTTAGTTAAAGGACATACTTTAAAAAGTGAACGTCTTAAAATGTATTGGGTAGAGTTTAGGAATACTCGTTATTTAATTAAAACTATTGATTTATGAAACAAAACACAGATTGGGTTAAAAAATGGGAGCGGTTAAAACCAAGTAAAGATTGGTATGTTGAATTTGTATCAGAGGATGGAAAGGGACACGCTGGGGCAGAAACAATGATTAAAGCCTTCATACAAGCCGAGATTGACAAAGCTGTAAAGAGGGAACGAGATAGGATAGAAGAATGGGCTGGTAAAAGAATAGGTAGTTGTGAAGAGCCTTGCACAGAATGTAAGTTTGGTAGAGAGTTAATGAAGTTTGTTAAATCCCTAAAATCAGTTAATAAAAAGAAATGAAAAACATAAGAGAAGAAATAGAACACGAACTTACTATATATGGTGGGGAAGAAAATTATACCAATGAACAAGCCACAAATAAAATCCTATCCCTCATAAAACAAGTAGTAGAGGAGTGTTTACCAGAAAAAAGCGATAGGTCAGGAGAACAGTTTGATAAAGAAAGACAGAGTAGAGTAAACACTTGGGATTATGGATTTAATAAAGCTGTTGATGAGATGAAAGCTAAGTTAAAAGAAATGTTAGGGTAGTATATGTCAGCTCAAGCAGTAAGTTATTGTATAAATAGATGTGGTAGAAAACAATCTTATTGGGTTTATGTTGGGCTATTGGGAGTTCCTTTTTGTAAGAAGTGTTGGGACGAGGCGACACAAATACATCAGTTATCAATCCCAGATGAGGTAGTTAAAGCTATTAAAAAGGCTATTAAAAAAGATTTAAAAAAGGGGTAGTATATAATTAAAGTATGGTTAAGAAAAAGAGTTATATAATCAAAAACGCAGATCAATTACTAGATGTTGTAAATAAAACACAAAAGAAAATGAAAGAGCAGGATATAGTTAATGCTATTGTTGAGTACCTAAATTATGCGGGGCATTTTTGTTGGAGAAATAACACAGGAGCATTTAAAACACAAAAAGGTATGTATTGGTTTGGTAGAAAAGGTAGCTCTGATATATTAGGGGTCCATAAGAATGGGAGGTTTATTGCTATTGAGGTTAAGATTGGATCTAATAAACCAACAATTGCGCAGGATAGCTTTTTAAAAGAAGTTTCAAACAGAGGAGGATATAGTTTAGTTGCTTATGGACTAAACGATGTTGTAAAATATTTTCAAAATGAAGGATCAGCGAAAAAATAAATTTTGCTATTGTGGTCAAGAAGTGTCGATGTTTAGTACAAAGTATTGTGAGGAGCATTCGATAAGAAGTATGGGGGTAAGAAAGTTTCTTGAGATAAGAACGAGAAAGGCCCCTCCGAAAGTTGAGCCAGATAAATGTGATTCATGCTATAAGAGGTTAGCGGGTAAGATTGTAATTTACGAGGGTGGAGTTATGCATAGAAGTTGTTGGCAGCTTTCTTTATGAATCAACCAACTTGTCCTGAATGTAATTACCCGGTAGATCCACAAACCTTACAGATTCCACCAAGATGTCCTAACTGTAATTCAGTTATAGTGTTTAATGCGAAAAAGAAAAGAGGCAGAAAATACAATTAAACTGTTAGAATAGGCTAAAATCGTTCTATAGGCTAAAAAATATAGCTCTAATTCGCTAAATAAGGCTATTGAAAAAAGAGTATAGTATGTTGTATCCTTTTATTATTACATTCTTTGAGTGTATAATTAAATTAAGCGTTGTGGATATTTTTTACAACGTATGCAATTTAACCCAAGCGATAAATCAATTTCGATTATAGGAGATATAGATTTTTTACTCTTTGGAGATAGCGCTACATTAAACACGGCTTACTCCTTAGCAGACAGAACGAGGAATGTAAACATTGTTTGGGATGAGGCAGTAGCTGAACTTTACAAAGCAGATCCAAATCATAAATGGGATGACACATCAAATACAGACTTCCCTTTTGCTACTCTTGATTTAACAGGAAACCAGGACCATTACACTTTACTTGATTCGGCATTAGTTATTCACAGGGTAAGGATGAAAGATTCAAATGGTCAGCTGATAACATTAACTCCAAGACTTCGAAGTGAGTTGTCAGACACAGAGCTTAATTCAACAGGTAGTCCTAGCAAATATTACAAACTTGGCGGTGCAGTATTTCCTATTCCTGTTCCTGATTATTCCGCAGGAGACGGAGTTGAGATTGAGTTTCAAAGAGGAGCAAATCACTTTACAACAGCAGACACAACAGCAGAGCCGGGGTTCAATTCACAATTTCATCAATTCTTATCAGTTGGGGCTGCTTTAAAATACGCCATAGCACATGGAATGGAAAAGAAAACTAATCAGCTTCGGGCAGAGAAAGAGTTAATAAGAAATGCTATGAGAGAGCATTATCAAATGAGATCACCTGATGAGAGGCCAAGGTTTAGACTAAGACAGAAATCAGTTAGAAGTTACGGATTATAATGCCAAAACAGACAAAATCAGCGCTATTTTCGAGGATTGAAAGCGAAATTAACAATTACATCTCAAATCAAATAGAGTTAAGTTCTGGGGTGTTTTTTAGCCAATATAAGTTAATTAACAGAATCTTTAAGTTTAAAAACAGAGATCTGTCAGGAAGCAAACTTAATCCGGACCTATCTTATGACTACTATTTTGATATTATATCTCCGCGAGCCGATTCCGAAGTAAAAAACTTAAGGTTTGATACAAAACATATTCTAGCTTTCTCACAAAATCCAAGAAAAGATTTTGCAGCTGTTTTTATAGCAAATGCTATGCTCTCGTCATGGATGGCAGAAAACGGAGAGGATGACAAGCTAAAAGCTGCAGTTGAAGAGTTTGTTGAAAATGGGAATGTAGGGTTTAAGAGAATAAATGGAGGATATGAGTTGGTTAATTCATTAAACACCTATATTGCAAATCAAATGGCCGAGACAATAGATGACACAGATATAATAGAAAAGCATGAAATGACAGCTTCTCAGCTTAAAAGCATGACTGAGTGGGACTCGGATAAGGTGGATGAGACTATTAAAACTTTAGGAAATAAATCTTTTAAATCAGGTGCACTAACTACACCTACAGAAACAACCTCTAAGAGATATGAAATTTACGAGTTTACAGGAGAAGTTTCTGAGAAAGAGTTTAATGATGCAACTTACAAACCAGAAGGAGATGAGCATAAATACTTTTTAGCTAAGATAATAGTTGCAGGCTTAAAAGCAAGTGGTAGTGGTGAGAAATGTGTTTTATTTGCTGAAAAATTAGATGGTAAGTTGTCTGATCATTATATATATGCACACAGGGGTCGATATAGTGGTAGATTTTGGAGGATTGGAATGCACGAGCTTTTATTTGACCATCAGATAAGAGCAAACGAGATAGGTAATCAACTAGCTAGGGGACTTGATTGGGCTTCAAAGGTTATATTCCGAAGCAAAGACTCTAAAGTATTGCAAAATATTCGAGCGGATCTTGACAATGGAGATGTTGTTATCACAGACGACTTATCTCAAGTTGATGTTAGGATGAGAGGATTGGATCAGTTGATAGCCGATTGGAATAGATTGCTAGCAGACGCAGACAGATTAGCAAACTCTGGGGAGATTGTTAGAGGTGAAAGCCTACCTGCAAATACTCCATTTAGATTAGGACTTTTGCTTGATCAGAATGCGGGTCGTATGTTTGTACTTCTTCGGCAGAAAATATCATTACCTTACAAAAGAGTGTTTCGGGAATGGGTCTTACCGGAGTTGATATCTGATTTGAAAGGGGAAGACGTATTTAGATTAGTTGGAGATACTGACATAATAGATCAGTTCCGTGAGATTATGGCTGAGAGTTGGTATGTTGAAAACTTAGTTCGTATAGGTCCGCACACAAAAGAAATAGCCGAAGCTATAAAAGCTGAGAAGTTAGACGAGATGAAAAACATCGATCCTACTATCGTAAATACGAAAGAGATTTGGAAAGGGGTATTACCTAGATTATTTATCACAATTACAGGCGAGAACTCAGACATCCAAGACCAACTACAAGATTTGACAAACCTTATACAGCTTGAACAGGACCCAGAGAGAATAGCTTGGATACTTGATATGATTTATAAAGTTCGAGGTATTCCAATTCCTCCAAAGAAAGAAGAACCTAAAGTGGAAATGTTAGCTCCATCAGGAGCAACAGCAGAAGCGCCAGAGGTAGCGGAGGAACAGGTACCAACAATTCAACAATAAAATGGCAGACTTAGACTTCTCTATAGACTTTACGGGATTTAACGAAGGATATGCTCCGTTAGCTCACATAGATACTAAAACGTTTGTGGGCAACAAAGGGCAGGCTTCTGAGATGAGAGCCGATATTATCTCAAAGCCGGGGTTTCTTACGCAAAGTCCTGCACTAGCTGACCTTACAAACGGAACGCAAGCTGGAGTTGTTGATCAACTTATTCGATTTATATTAGACAAACCTACAGCATCAAATACTACATATGCCATAGGAACTACAAAGTTGTTTAAATTAAGTTCAACTACCGTAACAAGTGATGGGTCTCCATCTTGGCCACAGGCGGTAACTGATATGACAGAGGGCGAGAGCCTTATTAGATTAAAAGCTAATTTATATGGATTTTTTAACAAGTCGTCAGGTGGGGATATATTAAAAATGCCTTTGTCAACTGAAACAATAGATCCTGACTGGGGATCTGATACAGATACCGATCTTGAACTAGCTCCTCATCCGTCAGCTGTAAAGGAAGATATTATGGTATTTGGAAACGGTCGATACTTAGGAGTTTATGTTGAGGGCTTGGCTGTTCTTAATGTACAAAAGCTTGATTTTGGAGAGGGTACAGAGGTAGTAGACGTTGTGTTTCACTCAAATATGTGGTGGATAGCTGTAAACTTTGGAGAGGGAAAGAGAGGTCAAATATATCTTTATGACGGCTCGGCAATATCTAATATCTTATCTGATGAGGTTGGTATTGGAGATCAAGAAATAGGGTTTTTATATGTTCTAAATGGGATTGTTTATGTTGCATATAATGATACATCCTCTGATGGCTTCTCAATAGGTTGGATTTCTGGGACCCAAATTAAACCACTAAGATATTTCTCAGGTACGCTTCCAGACCATAGACAAAAAGCTTTATACAAAAACACAATTCTATTTATATCAGATGAGGATATATACAGCGTTGGAGCCTCGGTTGAACAACTTCCTATTCAAATGTCTCGATTAGCAGACGCAGGATACGAGACAGTAGGGGGGATAGCTTCTCCTTTTGGCGTACCTCTTATTGCCTCATATGATGAGGATAGCTCGTATCGTTTGGCTAAGTTTTCAGGATACTCTACTAACTCTAATTGGAAGTCTGTGTTTGTTGATATAACACGAAACAAACATATAGGAAAGGTAACAGATATAATAGTAACGACTAAGGCTCTTGGTGCAAGTGCTAGAGCAGATATTACCCTAGAGGGTAATCAGGGCGCTGAGACGTCAACCGCACTACAAGTCACAGGCACAAACGAAACAAGACATGTTTTTACTAGCATTGACCTTGCACCTGTTGAGGATGTTAGAGTTGTCGTAGATTTTGAGAATGGACACGCTTCAAACGACTGCCCTATTAGAAAAATTACTTTGTTAGGAGTATTTGTTGAAAGATAATGAAAATAAAAGACCTATCACCAAAAATGAGGATATCTAGCGCAGATAAAGAGCTTCGGCTTGAACCTGCTGTATCAGAGATGGGAGGTAGACAAGGCGGACTTTCTATGTTTTCTAACGTTTTTAAGAGAGGATATGGCGATGCCGTGTTTGGTAGTGATAAAAACGGAATATGGCTTGGAAAGGCTGATTTTACAGGCGCTCCGTTTAGAGTTGATATGGATGGGAATGTCTTTGCTTCGTCTGCAACAATAGGAGGGGCGATTAGTGTTTTCAAACAAGATGCTATCCCCACATCTTTATCAGAGGGCGATATTTGGTTTGATACAGATGATGATAATAAAGTTTATAGAGCGGCCTCTGTTGGGGCAGATCAAATAGCTGTAGGCGAATGGGAGGCGGTAGATGATCAAAGAGCCGCAGATGCTCTTTTACAAAGTACAAACACTACTTTAGGAGCTATAGTCACTGTTGGTTCAGGATCAGGTTTTGTGCGAATTGATGGGGGGAATAATAGAATTTTAGTAAATGATGGAACAAGTAATAGAATTGTTATTGGAAATGTATAAAATATGGGACAAAAAATTATTGTTAGTAAAGCAACATTTAATGCCCTTACTGAAACCGATCCAAGAAACCTAATTTTCAGTAGTGATTTAAACTCGTTAAAAACTGCAGGATCGGGGACTATACAAAAAACCTTATCTGGGAATAGTAGTACTTCAGAAACTGTAGCTCATGGACTTTCTATTTCTCCTTTAGTTCTCGGTTATTTTAGAAACACAGCAAATTCTAATTGGTTTATTATTATGAGTCAACCAGCAGCAGAAATTCTTTCAAGACCACTTATAGATTTGAATGTTTCTGTAGAGGTAGATACAACAAATCTCAAATTTTACTTTTTCAATGATAACGCTTCTTCAAGAACAATCGAACTACAATATGAGTTTTTTTATGAAGGAAATTAAATATGGCACAAAAAATACTAGTAAGTAAACCAACAAAAAATGTTTTAGATGGTTCATTAAGTTTAAATGATTTTTATTTTCATTCGGATTACCCACATTTAAAAGTACATGCGTCTGGTACTTTTTCTATAAACAGCCCCGCAGGTTCAGTTGGTACGACAATAACACATGATCTTGGTTATTATGCGTTTGCTATAGTATTTTCTGAATTTGTAGCAGACGATGGAACTGTAACAACAAATAAGTTCTACCAACATAGTTGGGATATTTTGTTAGGAGGAGAAATATTTGGTTTTACAACCTTACATACTGATAGAATTGAAATACGAGTTGGTGCTCCTACTAATGGAAGCGAAACGGTTGAAGGTTTTTACTTTATTTTTAAGGAGGATGTAGGATGACACAAGTAATGAAAGTATCAAAAACTACAAAGAATGTTTTAACTGTAGGCAATAAAGATTTAATTTTTAGTTCAGAACTTGCAACACACATGATATATTCAATTGTTACTTTTCAATTTTCTGGTACAGATACAGATGATGATATTACTCATGGATTAGGTTATGTCCCTAAAGTTTGGATTTTATACGCTACAAATTCTTCTAGTACTTTTAGAAATAGGATTCCTGTTCTTACTGGGGTTGGTACAGGTTATGATTATTATATAACTGACAATGTGATACACTTACATAGAGATAGTGGTTTTGGAAGCAATTATTATAAAATTATAATTTTTACTAGAAGTTTTATACCATAATGATAATTTTTTTTAATAAAAAAACGGGAGATATTGTTGGAACTGTTCAAGATAGGATACATACTTCTGACCATTTAAAAATGTGGGTTGGTGATAAGGATGAAACTGATAGGCTTATTGTTGAATGGAAACCAACAGGAAAAGAAACAGTAATAATTATTGAAGAACCTATTTTTGAAGAGTACGTTGACGATGAAGGATTTACTGAAACTCATCAAGTTGGTACTAAAAAAAGAAAAGAAAAGAATGTAGAGTTTGAACCAGATCATCCTCAAAGGGATATATTTATCAAACTTGATAAGCAATCGTCTAAAATATATGATTATAAAGTCAATCTTAAAACAAAAAGATTAGTCAAAAAGAAATAATTAGTTTATAATAAATTAAGCGTTGTGGATTATAAAAAAACAACGCTATGGAAAAAATACTCCTAACTCAAGGAAAATTCGCAATAGTCGATGATGAAAATTTTGAGTGGTTAAATCAATGGAAATGGTGTTGCGATGCTAAAGGATACGCTGTCAGACACGAACAAAAAAGCGAATATGGCAATAGACAGAGAAAAATGGTAAAAATGCACAGGGCAATAATGAAAGTCTCTGCTGGTATTTATTTAGATCATATTAACAGAAATAGACTCGATAATAGAAAAGCCAACTTACGAATCGCTACAAACTCACAAAATCAGGCAAATGCTAAACAATGGCAAACAAATACAAGTGGATATAGGGGCGTTGTGCAACTTAATAAAAACAAGCCTTACAACATCAGTAAGCCGTGGGGCGCACAAATTGTTGTAGAGGGAAAACGAATATTTAAAGGGATGTTTGAAACTCCAGAGGAAGCCTCCAAAGCATATGGTCAGTTGGCTAAAAAATATTTTGGAGAATATGCAAATTTAAATAGAATTGGAGGTAGTATCTAATGGCACAAGTACTTGGCGGTAATCAAATAAAGTTAAGTAGTGGAAAAATAGTAACTGGTTCTGAAGGTGGCTGGTTTGACGGACAACAGCTATGGGGTGGAACATTAAGTCAACCTGGCCAAATTCATCCTTCATCAAACCAACAAGACGCAGGTACAATGGTATCTGCTGAGGTAAACGCACAATCTGCCGCACAACAGGGAGTATCTGTTCAACAATTTGATCAGTTCTTAGGAAGTGGGATACACTCTCCTGTGCAAATTCCTTTTTCTCAAAATGCAGGAAGTCAGTTTGTGTCAGGTCTTTCAGCTGAAGTTGAGAAAGCAAGAGCTGCTCTTGAAAAAGAACTTGCTACTAAAAAAGCAGAGGCAGATGCAAAACTAGTAACACTTCGAGAAAAAGAGTCTCAAACTTTAGAAAAAGTCGGGGAATTGACAACTCCATTTAGAGAAGAGCTTGAAACAGCAGAGCGCGAGCGATTATTTATAAATCAAAACTTTGAAGAGAATCAAAAATTAGTTGATGAGTTAGATCAACTTTTAACCGAGGGTAATGAGCTAATTCGTCAACAACAGGATATAACAGGACTTGCGGCTATTCGAAATCCTCGTATTCAAAAGGCTATGAGTGATGTTGCGGCAAGAGCGGGAGTTATTGAGGCTGTAATAAATGCAAGAAACGGCCAAATAGGTCAGGCGCAGAATATGATTGATAGATCGGTAAATGCAATATCTCAAGACAGAGCGGACCAAATATCATACTACAATACGATTTTAACCCTTAATAGACAAGATATATTATCACTTGACAATGATTCTAAAGAAATAGCAAGAGAACAGCTTGGTCTTTTGAAAGGCGACTTAGAAAGAGCGCAAGCAACGGCTGATTATGTTAAACAACTTATGATAAATCCAGCAACCGCCTCTCTTATGGGTGAGGCAGGGATATCTCTTAACGACTCAGTTGATCAGATTAACAGTAAATTAACTCAAGCCTCTTATCTAAAAGAAGTACGAGATATGACAAACGAATTTACTTTAGAGGGTGCAACTTCGGTATATGACCCATCGACAGTCCCATCAGCTCAACTTTCATCATTTACAGATTCAAGAGGACAAGTTCATTACTTTAAGATTAAAGCCGAAGCTAAAACCTCAACAGATAGCGCAACAGACTTTTTAGAGTTATTTGAGGACATTTTTAATACGACAGGAACGTCTACAAAAAAGACAGTAGCGGGTCCACAATTTACCCCAGCCGGTGGAGTTGGTGCTATTTGGGTTGATCCAAAGACAGGTATAATTTGGGAATACACAAGACAAGGCTGGAGGATGTTATAACTATGGTAATAATAAATAGAAACTTACAAACAAACGCACCGCCAAATATATTAAAAGATATAAAGAAAAAGGGTACTTTTTCTGTTAATCCAGAAGATGAATATTTTGTAAAGAAAGCTAAGTCCGCGGGGTTGACAGAGGATCAGATAATGAAAGGGTTAGAGAAAAAGAAGCAAGTATTAACCGCACAAACAGACGAAACGGTAGATAATAAAATAACAAATCAATTAGTAGCAGAGGGCGTTTTGTCAGAAGAGGAAGAGGAAGTATTCCCTCAAGATAACGTAGATCCCTTTGGTGGACGAAGCAAGCAAGAGGTAATGCAGTTTGCCTTTCAGTCAGGGGTTAAAAGCATTAAAGCGTTAACAGAAATTGGGGACGTTTACGATTTGGTAACGGGTAAGGGAGATTTAACTGATGAGGAGATAAAACAAGAAAATTTTGCAAAGGCAAAAGGTTTTATAGCAGATAACCCAGACGCTTCCATAGACGAGCTTAAACTTGCAATTAGACAACATACCAACCTTGATGTGACAGATGTAAGCTCACTACTTAGTGAGGCAGGAGTTATTAAAGAGGAGGGCTTAACAGAGGAAAATCTTAAGGCTATTGCAGTAAATTTGGTTAAAAAGAATACGGGTTTTTTTGGGAAGAAAGAAGAAGGAGTCGAAAAAGCAAAATCTCAAATAGATGTTGGTAAGATTAAAATAAATGATAAAGAAAAGACGTTATCAAGCAGACAAATTAGTAGAATAAAAGAGTTAATAGACGAGGAGTTTCCTGAAAAAGAGGGTAAAAAACAAGGTAGAACCTTACTTCAACGATTATTACCGGGAGGGAAATAACTATGGTATTAAATCTTCAGGCGTTTGGTAAGCAACCGAAGCTAGAGGCACAATCACAGGGGTTAAATTTAAGAGCGTTTAAACAAAGCTCTACTGAAAATCTTAATCTATCGTCTTTTAGCAGTCAGGATGAAGAGCAAAAAAAAAGACTACGTGAGGCTCAACAAAGAGCGCTTGATTCCAGCGAGAAAGCTAAGTGGTTAAATAGTCCAGCAGGGCTTTTTATAGAGACGGCTAAAGAGGTCTTTCAAAAGGTAGGTAGGTTTGCCGCAGATCCTAAGAAATTAAAAAAGACTGGAGAAACACTTGCTAGGGAGATATCTACAAACATTGGAGTTAGAATGGCCGCATCGCTTGACAGGATATTAACCGATGGTAAGCCAAAAGAATTTGTCCCTGAATCAAAAATAGAGAAGATATTATTTGGAGATGAGCCTATTTATGATTACAAAGAAGAGGTTAGGAGAGCGGCTATATCCTTTGGAGCAAGTGAGGAGAGGGCGGAAGAGTTATCTATTCCTCTTGCTATTGCCTTTGCAACGCTAGATGTTATCCCGCCTTTTAAGATAACGGCTAAAGGAATTGGTGCAGTCTCTAAAAATATCGCAAAAACTACAGACTTACAGCTTATTGTTAAAGAATTAAAAAATGTTTTCAAAGGTGGAGATGATGAGCTTCTTGCTGTTGCTGAAGGGTTTGTTAAAGCAAATAATCCTAAAGAGATTGAAAGTGTATTAACTGGAATAGTTAAAGAACAGGATGCTCTAAAGACACAAGTTGCAAAACTTAAAGGAGGAAAAGAAGCCCCTATTGATGCGTTAGCAAGAATCGCTAAAAGATTTAAAACTAAACAAGAATTTAACGAGTTTATTACGGGTAAGGGATATAGTGAGGTTAAAGACATTCTTAAAAACACAGAAATTGGAGACTTAACTTTAGCGTGGAATAAGGCAAATAATCTTAATTTAGATGGTAGTAAAAGCGTAATTAGGTCAGCCACTAAAACCGCAGACACAGGCTTAGATGCTCTTAAAGTAGAGGCAAGAAAATATACCTCTGCGTCTGATTTTGCAAAAGCAGAATTTGAAGCAAAGCCAACTCAACAGTTTGGTTTAGTAGATTCTAAAAAAATAGTTCTAAGAGATCCAACAGACCCTGTTGTTGTAGCAGAAAAAGTTAAAGCAATTCAAAGTGGAAAGAAATTAGACCCTTTACAAGTTGAAGTTGTTGATGGAAAGATAATAACAATAGATGGAAGCAATACGGGAAAAGCTTATCAAGAGATAGGACTTGAGGCTCCGGTTGTTGTGAGGAAAGGACAAATTGAAGGATTAAGTACGCTTGAAGATATTTATAAAGGAGCGGGAAAAACTGTAAAAAAAGTAGAGCCTAGAAAAACACCAGTACAAAAGAAAGCAGATTTAGAGAAAGCTGGAGCAGAAGCTCTAGAGGAGTCGCAAGTATCAGCTGAAGCTGCGAGGTTAGAGCGCGATCTTTTCTCAAAGTCAGAAATTGCCGATATAAACAAATTAAAAACAATGTCTCGGTCAAAAGCATTTATTGAGGGAGATATTGAGACTTTAAGAAAAGCAAATCCAAAGTTAGTTGATAGAGTTGTTGAGTCCGTTAGAGAAGCAAAGCAGACTGATATTCATGGAATAGATATGTCAGATGTTGAAGCACTAGAGTATGCTCTGTCTCTTCCAACGAAACTACAGGCTACAGCAAAAATCCCTGCAGAAATAATTAAAGCCCGAAGCTTAAGCGGTCAGGTAAAAACATTTATGCAAGGAGTTAGAGAGGGTACCATTTCTACAAAAAGACAGATTGCAGAAACACAAAAACAAATAACAAAACTTATAAGAGAGTCTAGTCTTGACCTTAAAGACAAGGGTAAATTTTTATCTAGTATTAAAAACGTTCAAACTCGCGAACAATTACAGCGTGCATTACCAAGAATAGTAGAGAGGATTGATAGACTAGAGTCGGCATCTACTGTTAGAAACTTAAGATATAGAGTGGTTAAAGAGTTAAAAACAATAAAACCGTTTAAAGGTCCGGGTATCTCTCGTGGAAAGTTTACGGCAGAAACACAAAGAACATTAGATGAAATAAAATCAGCGTTTAGAATAAAAAGGTCAGAGGCTCTTGCTGAAGCGTCAGATCTTGCTATAGCTAATGTTGATAATATGACTCCAGAGATTGCGCGAAAGATTGATATATTAAGAATGGCTGGAGGATTAAGTCGAGGAAATACTGGTTTTACTCAAACAGGATTAGCACAAACGCTAGCCAATGTTCGGATATTAAAAACTCAAGGAAGAACGATAAACGAGATAAAAGCTATAAAACGACTAAAAGAACAAACAGCAACAGTAAAAGAAGGATTGACTGCGTTAGGTGGTGCGATAGATCCAAAAGTAGCAGGAATAGGTATTGTTGAGCCGTATAAGGGTATCAGAGGCGCATTACATACGGTTGATAATTGGCTTCAGGGTGTAGATACTTTGCTTGATAAGTTGTCTATTTTTGATAAAGCTAACACAGGGCGCCTTGATGGATTCTTAAATAAAAAACTAGGAGAGTTGGTACACAACTCAAGACAGGCTCAAAACAAAGGATTGAGGGTTTGGACCGAGGAGATACAGTCTAACTTTCAAAGAATTTGGAAAGAGGAGGGTAGAAAGTTAGCAAAAATTGTTAACGATAATAAAAAAGAAACAGTTGTTTTTAAGGTAGGAAATCAAAGCCGAAACCTTAGTCCAAATCAAATATACAAAAAATGGATGGAGATGCAAGATCCAACGCTTGAGGCAACTTTCAAAGCTATGGGCTGGGGAGATGAACAGTTTAAGTTTATAAACGACTATATGAGTAAAAACCCGAAGCTAAAAGCATGGGCTGAGTGGCAGCTTAATGAATTTTATCCAAAATATGGTAAAACAATCGCTCCAATTTATGAGACAAGGTTTAACATGCCATTTTCTGCAAGAGAAGCTTATTCTCCTATAAGGCGAAGTACGGTAGATATTTATCTAGATGCAGAGAAGTCGTTGCTTGATAACGCATATCACATGGCCTCTAATATTCCCGGTAGTTTAAAGTCTCGTGTTAAGAACGTTCACGGACTAGAGTTTGTAGATGGAGATAGTGTTTTAATATCTCACTTTACGGAAATGGAGCATTTTAAAGCGTTTGATGAAACAATTAGAACATGGAGAGGGTTCTTTAAAGATCCATCAATTAGAGCAACTATTACTGAAAAACATGGATCGGATATTTTAAGAAACGTTAATCATCTAATAGATAATATTGCTCGTGACGGAATAGATGCGGCCGCTACGGTTAGATTTTTAGATACTCTCCGAGGTAATTTTACAAGAGCCGTTCTTGGATTAAATCCTACTGTTACTTTAAAACAGCTTGCTTCAATTCCAGCTTATATTACAGAGATGCCCGGGGGTGCGATTAAAGGAACAGGAGAGTTTTTTAAACTTCAAACTAGCTTTTGGAAAAACCCTATAAAGAACACAAGAACCCTAATGAAGTCTGAGATGATGAAAGCTAGGTATTCTAATATGGAGCGTGATATTAAGCAGTTAATGAGGCAGGGTACTGCAAAAAGAGTATTAGCAGGTAAGGATAGTTTTTTAAATAAGACAATGATAACTGTTCGATCAGGAGACAGAGGTGCTATTTTACAGGGAGGATGGGCTATTTATAAGTCAAACTTTGATAACTTAATAAAAAAAGGAGTGTCGCGTATAGAAGCTCACAAAGAAGCGCTAAGAATATTTGAAAGAGTAACGGTAAGAACACAGCAGGCAGGAGAAATAGAAAACTTAGCACGCCTGCAAACAACGGGAGGGTCCTTTGGAAAACTGTTTACTATGTTTTTAACAGCACCAAATCAATATTACAGAATGGCAAGTAGGAGCTTGAGAAACTTAAGATATAGAGTGGGAAGTAAAAGTATCAATTTAAGAAACCTTGTTATTTCATGGGTTGTTTTACCATCGATATTTCAGTTCGTATCTGATGGATTTAGAGTAGATCCAAAAAGACAAGCAAGAGCTGTAATTCTTGGGCCATTAAATGGAATACCTGTTGTTGGTGAAAACCTAGAAGATGTTGTAAGAGCTTTTACAGGAGATGATGTTTTTTCTTCATCTGCCCCTCCTCCTCTTACAATTAGTGGAAAACTAGCGACTACTTTAGCACGAGCAATTAAGAAAATCCGAGGCCAAGATATGACGCAAGAAGACGTGTGGAAAACGATTGAAGATATGGCTATTGTTGGAGGACAGTTTACAGGAGTTCCAACAGATCCAGCGATTAGACAAACAAAAGGACTAGCTAGCTTTATAACTGGTAAGACAGATGATCCTAGGTCAATTATATTTTCTGAATACGCTCTAGGAGACGAGGAATCAAAAGGTGAGTCAGGAATTGAAATTCCTAGCGTGAATATCCCAAGCGTTGATATTCCTAGCGTAGACATTCCGTCTATTAGTTTTTAATGTATCCAGCTTCCTAGCTCTGGTCGGCTGTCGTAACCTAGTAGAATATCTAATACAACGTTTACTAAAATAAGAAAGACTAAGACAAAAGTAAACGTTATTAGCGTTTTCCAATTATTTTTTAACCAAATAATCATATTTATTTAACATTTTACACAGTTTTTCTTGTTTTTGTCAAAATAGTGCTATAATAAAAATATGCCAAAAGGAGTGTATAAAAAATCACAAGAACAAAAAGACAAAATGAGTAAGGCTCATTCTAAATACAAAAAGGTTTACTCGCGTAAAAGATTAAAAGATTATCTTAAATCAAGACAGGATGATTTTGTTACTGTTGTAAAAAAGACTACAAAAAAAGGTGGAAAGGTATTTACTACAAAGTTTGAGGTAAGGCTTCCAACTATTGAGGGATATGCTGATTTTTTAAAAGTATCTAATAAAACCCTATATAATTGGGCTGAAGATATCCCTGAATTTGCTCGTGTATTAGAAAAGATAAACAACGAACAAAAGAAAAGATTGCTTGATATGGGACTGGCAGGGTATTACAATCCGACAATAGCTAAACTTATACTATCTTCAAATCATGGGATGAGAGAGAATATCGACGCCACATCTGGAGGGAAACCTATAAACGCTTTTAATGATGAACAAATTGACAGAATTGCAGAACGTATCGCAGGAAGAAAAGAAAGCGATGGTACTGCATCAAGCACAAAAAAATCTGATTGATTTTGCTATAGCAACAGATCCTAACTATCAAGATACTTGGTTTCATGAGACCGTTGCGGTTATCCTACAAACCGCTCTTGAAAAAGTAGAAAAAGGAGAAGATGCGAGAATTATTATACAAACACCACCACAGGTAGGAAAATCAGAAATTGCTACTAAAAAGTTTCCAGCATGGGCGCTTGGTCATCATCCCGATTGGCCTGTTATTGTAAGCTCATATTCTGGAGACCTTGCTACTAAATTCGGCCAACAAACAAGAGATATAATGCAGTCTTTTGCATATCAAGAAATATTTAATACTAGACTAAGAGAAGACACAAAAGCAAAGGGATATTGGATGACCGGAGAGGGCGGAGGCTATACCGCAGCCGGAGCTGGTGGTGCTATTACGGGAATTAACTTTAAGATAGGAATAATTGATGATATTATAAAAAACCGAGAGGAAGCGGAGTCTCAAGTAATTAGAGATTCCCGATGGGATTGGTATAGGTCTACCTTTTATACTAGGCAGAAAGGGAATACGGCTATTATTATAATTAACACAAGATGGCACATGGACGATCTGATTGGTCGTTTACTAGAACAACAAGCTAAAGACGAGATTGATGGGGTCGAGGATTTTGATAAGTGGACAGTTATTACGTTTCCAGCTATAGCGATAGAGGATGAGCCGTATAGAAAGAAAGGTGAGGCTCTTTGGCCTGAAAGGTTTCCTATTGAAAAATTAAAAAAAACTGAAAATACCTTGGGGCCTTATGAGTTCGCATCTTTATATCAGGCATCACCAATTACATCTGCAAATCAGGAGTTTAAGCCTGAATGGATAAAAACAAGGTCGTGGACAGAGGTTGAAGCGTTAGACACTCGTTTATTTGTTTCAATCGATCCCGGCGGAAAAGAGGCAGAAAACGACTACACGGGAATTACTAGAAATTATGTTGATAAGCAAAACAAGTGGAATTTTAAATCAATGAGAGTACATTTTGATTCTAAAGAGCTGATGAACTATCTCTTTACTCTACACAACGAGGGAGCTGAGAAAATAGGTATTGAGGAGACGGTTTACCTTAAAGCTATTGAGCCGTTTTTTAAAGACGAGTGTATTAAAAGAAATCTATTTCCAACGATAGATCCGTTAAAACATAACAAAACACAAAAAGAAGTTAGAATTAGAGGACTTGTTCCTAGATACTCAAGCGGGGGGATTTATCATATTGATGGCGAGTGTACTGACTTAGAAAAAGAAATGGTAGTTTTTCCAAAAGGCGCAAATGATGACGCTCTTGATTCGGCGGCTATGCAAAATGAGATAGCCGAAGCCCCTGTTGATGAGTTTAAGCAGGCGATATTAAAACATCAAAGAGAACAGAGAAAAGGTAAAATTGCAAAGAACTATGGATTAGGTTAAAATAAAACTATGTCACCTGACCTTATAAAGAAAATAAAAGACAGCCCTTTCTTTCAAGACCTACAAGGATATATTATTCAACAAATAAAAGATATTGATACAGTAGCTGGATTAGACAAACTTTCTAATGATAAGGCGGGAGAAGAGGCTAAGATTAGAGAAAAAACTAAAGAGAGACTTATTGAGATGTTAAATCCTTTCTTAGGTTTAACGGAAAAGAAAGAACCAACGGAAGAAGAAGTCCAAAGTAGGAAAGATAAGTTTGGTCTGTAGTCATGGGAAACGAATCTACTAAAGAACAGATTAGGCGGTTTTTACAAAATGCTGTAGACGAAGCCAAAAACCCATCGAAAAAAGAACAAATACGTAGAAAAAGAATGGAAAAAGCTAAAAAAGTAGAAAAAATGTATGGATTTTGATAGAATTATGTTATAATTTATTAAATATGAAACTTACACGACACGAAATCATAAACTTTAACTCTGGACTAGCTGCTGTTGGAGATTTAGGAGGAGCGCTTTTTGCATATTGTGTCGCTCGTAATATCTCTCAACTTAAACCAGAAATAGAAGCTTTACAAAAAGCTCACGCCCCTACAGAAGAGTTTATAGCCTATGATAAAGAAAGATCGGAGCTTGCAAAAAAACACGCTGTAAAAGTAAAAGGAGAACCCCAAACAAAAGTAGTAAACGGAGTTCAAGAGTATGTTATTGAAGATCGAGAAAAATTTAACAAAGAGTGGGATGTTTTAAAGAAAAAACATATAGAAGTTATAGATAAGAGAGCAAAACAACTTAAAGAGATCGAAGAGTTTTTAAAACAAGAGGTAGAGATTATAATTCATAAGGTTAGTCCAAAATATATCCCAGAGGGAATAACTGCAAATCAAATAACCGGAATACTTCCGATGATTGATGACGAATTGGAAAAGGTAGACAAAATTACCAATTAGTGTATAATTAAATTATGTCATATAAGGAATTACAAAAAAAAGCAAAAGAACTTGGAATAAAGTTTGTAGGCGTAAAAGCTAAAGACCTTAAAATTGCCATTCAAAACGCCGAAATTCAACCATCTAACGATGAAGAGTCTACTGCTCCTAAATCTCCAGAAAACACACAAGAGGCTATAAATACCGCCATTATTTACGACAATAACCATGAGGTTAGAAGATATACTCGTGATATGCACGGTAAAAGATTTCTTGACATGGCATTAGAATACGCAGAAAGAGATAAGAACTATAGGGTAGAAACAAAAAACGTTAAGCCCGGTATAGTTTGTCCGCATTGTGGCAAGCTGTTCTATCCTGAAAAATAACTTGACATTATATTAGTTTTTGTTATATATTATATTTAAGCGTTGTGATCCTGACGGTTTTGTCAGGAGAAGATTCGTCACAACGCTTATCTTCTCCTTATAACATCGTCAGAGATTATTAAAAATTAGCCCGATGGGCAAAAAAATAAGGTCCTATGGACAAAAATAAAAAAGAGATCGAAGAGGAGAATAAATCTCAAGAAGTGTCTCAGGAAGAGCAAGATGCTGAGAATGAGGCATTAAAGGAAGTTAAGGACGACGAGTTAAGAGAAAAGATTGCTGAAGATTTAGGGATTGACCCTGATGACGAAGACCAATCTGATTTACTTGACAAAGTCGTTGAAAAAGAACGCTTAAATCGTGAAAAGCTATCAGGCGCTATTAAGCAAAAGATAGCTTGGAGAGAAAGAGCGGAACTTCCAAAGAAACCAAAGGTTAATCCAGAGGAGGGTAATACCCAAAATCAGGGAACCCCTGATGTTGAGCAGTTAGTTGACCAAAAACTCAACGAAAAACTAGAAGAGAGAGACCTACAAAGTCTTAATCTTCCAGAAGAAGTTGAAACTGAGGTCAGAGAGCTTGCTAAACTTAAAGGGATTTCTATAAGGGAAGCATCGCAACTACCTTATATCCTTAACAGGAAAGAGGCAGTAGAAAAGGAGGCGCGCATAAAAAACGCAACACCTACGCGATCAAAGACGGGTTCTTACAAGTCAAGTATAGATCCCTCTAAGCCTTTGGATCCGAAAGATTTCGACTTTAATTCTGAAGAAGGAGTTAAAGCATGGAAAGAAGCAAAAGCTGCGAGAGAAAAATACATGGCTCAAAAATAATCCCCTAAGTCTTCCTTTATATTTTTAATATTTATATTGAAAGGATATTACTATGTTAAAAGAAGTTTATGTTAGAACAAAAAAACACGCTAGACACGTTTCTTATTTGCCTACTGATATTAAATCAAGTTGGAAAAAGGAGGTGATATTACTTAATTAGTAATAATTAAGAAAAAAATTATGGATGACGCAAGACAAGAATTTTGGGGTGATTTGCAAGCTGACTTATACGTCGCTAATAGCGCTATATGGCTAGCTAATCAATCTCTTGAAGATATAATCCGAACAGATGGTTATAAGGCTCATAGGCCTATACTATCTCATCCGCAAGTAGGAACTTATACTCCCCACTCAGATATTAGCTTTGAAACTAAAACAGCGACAAAGCAAACTCTAGAAGTGGATACTTTCGAATATGCGGCAGAGGATATCGACATTACTGAGCAAAGCCAAACTCCTTATAATCTACTTTCTCATTCTCTTGAGTCAATTCGAAAAGGATTGATGAACAGAGTTGAGCAAGTATATTTAAGTAATATTACCAGCGCGGATCATAGTATATCAGGCGCTCCAGTAGAGGTTTCTGCTGTGAACATACTTGATATATTGGAAGAAGCTGAGGGTAAGCTTGGTGCGTTCGATGCTCCTTATGAGACAATGCTTCGTGCTGCGGTTTTAGGACCACGCACAGTTGCAAAGTTAAGAAGGGCAAAATCTGACAGAGAGTCAAGACTTGGTGATTCTGTTCTCGCGAACGGAGTTGTCGGTCCTTGGCAGGGATGGACTGTTGTACAAAACAACAATCTTCCTTGGTCAGCTACGCTTAGCATAGCAACCAACCCTACAGATGGTGATACTATTACTATCTCAGGCGTTGTGTTTGAATGGCAAGACGATCTAACGGATGTCGCAGCGGGTAATGTCGGAGTTCTTCGACACAGCTCAACTGTTGGAACATCAAGGTCAAACCTTGCTGCCTGTATTAACGATACGGGTACTGCCGGAACAAACTACACTCAGATGACGGCGAAGCAGAACTTCCTTATTCGAAGAAAGAGAAGAATAGCAGCAACAAGTGTTGAGGCTATGGCTTTCACAGGATTTGGAGACATTTCTGTATCGTCTGATTTAACGGATAATACCGATGATTGGAGTGCGCAAAAGCAGCAAGCAGCCTTTATGATTAGAGGTGCTATCGACCTAGTTTTACAGTTTATGGATCTTAAAGTCGCAGACAAAGAAAAGGGTTTCGCTGATTTACCAAAAGGTATAATCGGTGTCGGAAGCCAAATGTTTGATGACGGAAAAGTCCTTGCTGTGAACTTGGAACAGGATGCTTCAAACTTTTAAGACGGAACCGGTTAGTAGAGGGTTTCTTACTCAACTCTACTAGGTAAGAAATGTTAGGCTGAAAGATATTCTCCTTTCGGGGACGCCAAAAGAATATAGATATTATAATTTTTTTAACAACAAAGGGGGTGAAAAAAGCAATCATATGAAAGTATTTAATCGAAGTATTAAATTAGGAGGACACAATAGGACTATCAACGATATCTCTGTAAGAGTCCTTGAATATGACCACGAGGGTAATGTGCTAAGAGCAAGTGGTTTAACCGCTCCTACAGGATCAGGTTATGCCAAAGGTGCGCTGTTTATTAAAACAGACGCCGCTTCAGGTACAAAAGCTCTTTATGAGAATCAAGGTACTACTACTTCGGCTTCATTTAATTTAGTCGGAGACGTTACGGTAGGAGAAATAACCCTTGCAGAGGGTAGTTTGCTTGTTGGTAACTCTTCCGGAGTCGGTGTAGCACTAGACGCTTCAGCTGATGCTCAAATATTAGTTGGAGACGGTACTACCTTAGCTTCAGTAGCAGTAAGCGGAGACGCAACTCTTGACAATGCAGGTGAGCTTAAACTAGCACTTGGTACATCAGGTTCGCCACTTGCTCACACAGATAAAGCTGATAAAGCTTATGTAGTTCACACCACACAAAGCGATACAGATGCGGGGACTTCATACGAGCCTGTATTATTCAGTACTGAATTAACAGGGGCTGGACAGGTAGGTGGACGTGTAAGAGCTTACATGAAAACTAACGTAGCTCTTGGAGGTTGGGCTAACGCTCTAAAAGCGGAGGTTGATTTCCAGACTAATGGAGCTGTAACGGGATTGGGTTCGGCATTTGTAGCTGAAATGACAATGCCGGGATCTGCTATCTCAACAGGAAATTATGCTCCTTTAGAATTGGAGCTTAATCTTCCAGCAAGTTTTGCTTCAGCAGGAGTAGGAACGCCAGTCTCTTTTATACACATGTCAGCTCAAGGAGCTACAATAGGAGAGTTTGACGAACACGGATACTTGATGAGTATTCAAGGATTGACCGCAGGAAGTGGAGAGTTGTTTCAGACAGGAAACACATTTGCTACTCCGGTAGCAACACTTAAAGTGTTGGTTGGAGCCGTGGAATATTATCTGCCGCTTTACGACGGACAGATAACGACACAATAGTCGTAAATAGTTTTTGGAGAGTTCTATTTAAAAACTCTCCATTTTTAACCTTGTAAAAGGAGGTGTTTATAAATTATGAGCAATATAGTAGGTACATTTCCAGTAGGCATTAAGCCTAACGGATATCAACAATTAACGGTAGATGGCACAGCGCGATCTCTTACTGTTCCTGCGGGATCGGTTAGAGCGGTTTGTGTTGTGGAGGATAATCCTATCAGATGGACAGACGATGGGACTACTCCAACAGCCTCTGTTGGTTCACAAGCAAAAGCAGATGTAATCTTTACTCTTTATGGTAAAGAGTCATTAGACGCTTTTAAAGCAATAAGAACGGGATCGGATGCTAAATTAAGTATAAGTTATTATAAATAACCATGACTTGGGATTTAAAATCTAAAGAGAGTGAGGGATCTTCTACTCTTAGGACTAAAATCGAGCAGTCTGGAGAGGATGAGGAAATACATACTCCCGATGGTCATCAAATTTTAGTTGGAGCAGATGAGGATAAGGTCTTGTTATATCAAGAAGCTTTTATAAATTGGGATTTAAAATCTAAAGAGGAGGCGGGAAGCTTCACATTAAAAACAAAAATAGAACCATAATATTTGCTATAATAAATTAAGCGTTGTGAAATAAACAACGCTTATGACAAAATTACTATCAGAATTAGCTACAGGCGCATGGGATTCGGGAACTGCCTATACAATAGGAGATATTGTAGACCACCTAAGTAGTAGTTATGTTTGTATTGCAAACAACACTAATCAAGAACCACCTAACGCTTCATATTGGGCGCTTTTATCCTCTGGGATTGAATGGAAAGACTCATGGTCGGCCGGAACATATACTAAAAACCAAGCCGTATCAAACGATGGCTCAGCTTGGATTGTAAACACTACATCAACTACAGAAGAGCCTACAGGAACGCCTACAGACTGGGATAAATTAGCCTCTAAAGGAGATACCGGCTCAACTGGCGCAACCGGAGCGACTGGTCCTACCGGTTCAACAGGAGCTACGGGTCCTCAAGGAGATCAGGGCGATCAAGGTGAGCAAGGCATTCAGGGCGTTCAAGGAGACCAAGGTGATCAGGGAGACGCGGGAGTATCCGCTGGACTTGGTTATAGTTTCGACACCACAATAACAGATAGCGATCCGGGGGCTGGTAAACTTAGATTTAACAACGCAACGATTGCAAGCGTTACTTCGCTGTTTTTAGATAACTTAGAAAGCAACGGTGGAGATGTTTCTTCTTTTGTTGATATTTGGGATGACAGCACTAATTCTGCTTTAAGAGGGTTGGTTCTTGTTAGAAAAGTATCTGCTAAGGAAAATTTTGCAATATTTAGCGTAACAGGCTCGGTTACAGATGGAACGGGGTATAGAAAGGTCACGGTTTCTCATATCGCCTCTAATGGTTCCTTTTCCAACAATGATGAAATCTCAGTTGAGTTTGCAAGAGTTGGAGATAAAGGAGCGGATGGAGAGGGCGCAGGAGACGTGGTCGGACCAGCGTCTGCAACAGATAACGCTTTAGCCGTATGGGATAGCACAACAGGAAAGCTATTAAAAGACAGTTCTTTTGTACCTACCACGCTTGGCGGAAATCTTATAAATTTTAGCAATCCTTCAGCCACTACTTTTATTAGAATTAACTCAGGAAATACGGTAAGCGCCTTATCTGCGAGTGATTTTAGAACAGCTATTGGATTGGCCATAGGCACAGACGTTCAGGCCTACGACGCCGAACTAGCCGCGCTTGCTGGATTGACTTCAGCGGCTGATAAACTACCATACTTTACAGGATCCGGTACGGCTAGTGTCGCTGATTTTACTGCTTTTGCTAGATCCATTCTTGATGACGCTAACGAGGCCACATTTAAAGCTACTGTAAATCTTGAGATAGGTACGGATGTACAAGCTTATGATGCGGAGCTGGCGGCTTTAGCAGGTCTTACATCCGCTGCAAATAAAATTCCTTATTTCACAGGGTCTGGGACTGCTGATTTGTTTGACTTTAAAGACGAGGACGATATGGTATCCGACTCTGCCACAGCGCTAGCCTCTCAACAATCTATTAAAGCGTATGTGGACGCCTCTCCTGTCCCAGTCAAAGCCACAGGAGCAGAAATTAACACAGGGACAGATGATGCTAAATTTGCAACAGCTAAAGCAATAGCGGATAGTATACTTAAAAACTCTCCTAACGGCTTTTTACTTAACGGACAAATCGTTCCTTCTGTAGCAGGAGATGACCTCACTGTCGCAATTAAAGGAATGGATGGTAACGACCCATCAGCAACCAATCCTGTTTATGTAAGAATTGGGGATACAATACGTTCAATAACAGCGGCTCTTTCTGTAACTAAAAATGATGGTACTAATTGGTTTAACGCAGGAAGTGATGAGTTAGCTACTAAAGAGATAGATTATTTTGTTTATTTAGGATATAACGCAACAGATGGCGTAGTAATAGGATTTGCTCGTATTCCTTATGCTAATGAATACGATGACTTTTCGGCAACCACAACCGCTAATGGTTACTGTGCTATTTCAGATATTAGTAATGCAGCAGCAGGGGACGATTATGTGTTAATTGGGCGTTTTGCCGCAACTTTATCAGCTGGGGCTGGATATACTTGGACTGTTCCTACGTTTACGAATAAAAACCTAATTCAAAGACCGATTTATGAAACACGGTTTCTCGATTGGGTGCCGACATTGGTTGGATTTTCAGCCGACCCGACAAATACTATTTATAAGTATCAAATTGTAATGGATACTATTAATTTACGACTTCGTCAAGCAACAGTAGGGACTTCAAATGCTACTAACTTGACGGTTTCACTTCCTTTCACAGCTAAAACCTCGACTAATATGGCTTGGGTAGCTTATGGAACAGGAACAGATAATGGGGCTACTTTGTCAACACCAACAAACATTCTTATAGTTTCTGGAGCATCTATTATTAACGCTTATCCTTCTCCTTCACAAGGAAGTTGGACTGCAAGTGGTGGGAAAAGAATACAGATAGCGACAATTATATACGAAATATAATTATAAACCTATGAATATAACATTACCAATAGAGTATGAAAATAATTAAACCAACAAAAAACAGATTAGTTAGAGGATTTACAACAGGACACAAAGCATATGACTTTGTAGGGCTAAACCTACCAGATGAGGTTAGAGCAGGGGCAGACGGGGTTATTATAGAAAGAGTTGACCTATATGTAAACAACTGGAGAAATACAGGTCGTCTTACAACTCGTGATTACGGAAATTACATTAAAATAAAACACAAAGATGGCTCTTTTGAGCTTCACGCACACTTAAAAAAAGGCTCATCTTTAGAGATAGGAACGCAGGTAAAAGCAGGACAGATTGTAGCAAGAATTGGAAATACAGGAAACTCTACAGGTCCACATCTTCATTCAGAATACCGAAATGCTGGAAATATAAACATGTCAGTTGAGTTTATAAATGCGCCAACAGAAGCACCAGTAGTAGGATCAACTGATGATTGGAAAAAATCCTATTATGACAGGGTTCTAATTGGACTGAAAGGACGGGAACTATTAAGCAGAGATGATAGCGAATACTTTAAAGACAATGAAAATAAAGTATGGAAAGGTATAGATAAGCTTATAGAGGATAACAAGGCTCACCACAGAGGGTATGAGGAGTTTAAAGAGAAGTATACAAACGCCCAAAAAGAATTGTTGTTAAAAGATAATGAAATAAAACACATCAAAGAGGTAGCCGATAGTGAGTGCGATAAAAGGTTATCAGACCAAAGGGTAGAATGCTTAAACGAGTGTGAGGTAGAGAAAAAGCCTCTCAAAGAGAATATTGACCAATTAAATCAAATAATTAAAGATAATGTAAAGGTAGAAAAAGTGGAAGTTGAAACACCTTTAGCCGATAGATTTTCTAAAAAAACATGGAAAGAGAAGTGGATTGGGATATTAGAAATTTGGGGGGCAAAATGAGCGGAGAAACAGAACGACAAGTATCAGGGTGGACTGTAGATACTCTAAAAGAGTTAGTGGAGTTGCATGTGGTTTCAATTACAGAAAGCCTACAGGTATTTAAAAAAACTACTGAGTCAGACTTTGTTAAAACAAATGAATTTCGTGGTGCGTTAGATGATTTAGGTAGAAATATGGCAACAAGACGAGAATTGGAGTCATCTATAAAAAACGTAAATGAATTATATAAAGAGTTATCAAAGCAAGTATCAGATTTAAGAAGCAGATTAGATATAGGCCCGGCAGAATTGGCAGAACTGCAACGCAGAATAGATACATCAAGTGGTAAAAGTGCAGGACTTAATGCTTTTTGGGGTTATTTAGTTGGAGTAGTTGGATTGATTATAGCAATTATTAGTTTTATGAGTAGGTTTTTATAATATGAAAAATAAAGACATAAGTCTACAAGACATATTAGAGAGGGTTGTTGTTCTTGAGACGAAACTTGATGGATTAGACGAAAAGAACAAAGAAACTATAAAAAAGTTTACTTCTTATACTTATGCAATGATTTTTATTTTAGTGGTTTTATTAATTATTTCTATAAATTTCTTAGTCTTACCTAACCTATGAACGATAAAGTAACATTGCGAGATATTTATAACCGCTTTGACAGGTTTGAAGATAGAATGGATGTAAAGTTTAGAGATTTTGATAAAAGAGTAAATTATTTAGAAGATTTTACAAGTAAGGCATCGGTTTATATGACACTTCTAATATCAGGAATAACAGTTGGAGTTAATATTTTTTGGAAAAGACTATTTGGAGAATAGGAGGTGAATTAAGATGAAGATAAAATTAGCGAATTATTGTTTATGGGGAGCTGTTGTAGTATATATTGCATTTCCGCAACTTCAGGGAATTGCAGGTATTTCTCTTGCTGGTATAATTGGAATAATAGGATTTATATTATTACTTTTAAATAAATAAAGGCAGGTGGAATAAATAATGGATGCAATTATTATAGACGAATTTGTAAAAGACATAGCTTTTTATGCAGGAATAACAACTGCTTTGGTTACTGTGTTAAAAATCTCTATTCTTGAAAAATTGCCTAAAGGATATCTTCCTTTAATCTCATTGGTTATTGGAACATGTCTTGGGCTTTTTGTTTTAGGGTGGAGTTTTATCTTATCTTTAATGATAGGACTAACATCAACAGGAGCTTGGGAAGTAATTAAAAGACCAACTGAAGAAGTTAAAAAACAAATAGGTTAATGTGGGCAGTTAAATTGTTTTTAGTAGTTATCCTTATAGGTATTTTATGGGTAATATAAAATTGTTATGGTATTTTATTAAACAAATATGGGAGTTGAGAGAGAATTTCAAGCAGAGGTTGAGGGTGTAATAGATGGCGAGATAGTCCAACGTGGAATGGGCTTAACGCAAATACTTGGTGCATGGGAGTATATTGATGATGTTTTACTTGATGGTAAAGCACCTTACAAACTTGAACGAAATGTCATTATAGAAGCAGAAGGTCGGCATTTCTCTGTTGATTTTTACGCTCTTAAAGATGCGATATTTCAGTCATTGGCGGTTGATGCTTATAACATAATGTGTGAGATGGGGCAGATGGATACGGCACAGGCGATAGTAGACAGTTTTAGGAAACGGTAAAGAATTTATTTAAGCTTTGAATGCTGGGACGTGTCGATAAGTTAAGTGCTTTATACGCCAAAGTCCGTACTTAACTAAAAGATAGCTACGTGCAAACCGTAGCACGGTTTAACGGACGGTAGACTATACTCTCTAAGGGAGTATAGTCCCCAGCATTGAGGGCCTAATTATAAAACACAAAAAAACTAAATTGAAAAACTTGACAAAAGTATTTTAATCTGTAATTATTTACTAGGGTACGATACTACTCGTGTCTATGGGTCAGCGGTAGTGTGGTTCTAAGGAGCTTGTCTTGTGTGTTATTCTGACATATCTACAAACTCTAAACCATTTCATGTATACACGAGACAAGCTATGGGTCTGACAGGATAAGGATTGTGATATTTCTGAAGACATATCATAATTACGGAGGTTCAAATCCTCCCAGATCCACAAAAAGCTTGACACGTTAAAATATTTATCGTATATTGTTTATTAGCGTTTAGATACTAGCGCTTGGTTTAGTAGGTTGCGAGGGACGAAGCGCTGTTATTTGAAATTTGAAATATGAAAATAGAACTACAATCAAAAATATTTAAACTAAGATCCATACTTAATTCCATATCTGATGTGTCCTATGCTTATAAGACTTTGTACAACAAATACCGACTTAATGATATTGAGACCGATGAACAGGCGAAAAAAATAATCAAAGCATATACTGAGCTAATTGCTCAAGTTAAAAGTTCAATACAGAATACAGAAAATGAAGGACAGAAAGAATAATCCGCAAACTGAAGATGGCTTCGTAAAAATTGCATCCGAGTTGGTAGACCAGTTAGCTTTTCTACACTTATCAGGCAATGAGTGGCAAATTGTATGGGCTGTCTGGCGAAAAACTTGGGGATGGCAAAAAAAAGAAGACGCAATATCTCTTACTAAGTTACAAGAGCTTACAGGACTTTCAAGACCTGCGATAGTTCTAGCAATTAAACGACTAGTAGCTAAAAAGGTACTAGTAGTAAAAAAACAATCATTTACTAACATTTATAGCTTTAATAAGCTCTATACGGAGTGGACTAGTAGCAAAAAGGATACTAGTAGCTATTTCGCTACTAGGGTAGTAGCGAAAAAGCAACCAAAACTAGTAGCGAAAAAGCAACCAAAACTAGTAGCGAAAAAGCAACACACAATAGATAATATAGATAATAAAGATACTATTACAATAGATACTATTAACGGGTTAATAAAATTATTTGAAAAAATTAACCCCTCTTATGAGAGATTATATGCAAATAAAACTCAAAGGTCTGCTCTTGACAGACTGGTTAAAAAATACGGATATGAGAAGATGACCAATTTACTAAAAAACCTACCCTCTATTACTGCAAAACCATATGCCCCACGAATTACCACGCCTTACGAGCTTGAGACTAAAATGGGGCAGTTATTGATATTTCTAAAACAAGAGGGTATTAAAGGAAAACGAGGAGGGGTTACTAAATTATGAAAATTACAGACCTTACAGAAGACAAAAAGATTTACTTAATTCATCTATCTAATAGAAACACTTATAAGGTTAATGGAGTAGAGAAAGATGCGATACTTAATTCAGACACGCAGTTTATTCAACTACCAGACGGATCAGTTATTAACAGGTCCTTTATAATAGATATAACATTAGATAGAGAGCTGACAAAAGATAATTATAAAAAATTACCACAAAAAACATGAGACAAATGACAGAACAAGAACACGCAGACTTTGTAATTTATCTAGAAGAATTTATAGGAATTGCTATGAGAAAAACCTACGGATATGATGATTTTATGAGATACCCATATCTAAAGCCTTGTAATGATACCTTTACAGATTTATTAGTTAATTACAACTTAAAAGATTTATGAACGAATATATAAATAGAATTACATTTTTAACCCTGCGTTGGATTTTCAGTCAAAATCGAGGTGAGTTGGTTAGAGAATGCAAGTCTCCTGAGGAGATTAAAGCACTTATAGGTAATGTATGTACACCTACGACCGAATCATTTGAAAAAGGGCTTAAAATGATTGATTTTAAGGTATTGTATAACTACTTCCACCCTATTGAGAAACAAGACAAAGAAGAGAAAAAAACAGATTCACAGGAATTTCAAGAGCTTTTAGATAAAGAAGGTCAAAAGAGAGAGGATGAGTTAACTCCGGAGGACGTGCCGTTTTAACTATGATAAATAAAGTTTTGCAAGGCGACTGCTTAAAGGTGATGAAAACATTAGAGGATAACTCTATTGATTCAATCGTCACCGATCCTCCATACGATTTAGTTAGTATTCAAAAACGCTTTGGTAAAGAGGGTTCTGCTCCTGCACAGTATGGTAAGGATGGTAGCTTTGCGAGATTGTCAGGTGGATTTATGGGTAAGAAGTGGGATTCTACAGGAATTGCTTTTAATCCTAAGATGTGGGCTGAAGCTCTACGAGTTCTTAAACCGGGCGGATACTTACTCTCTTTTGGTGGAACAAGGACCTATCACCGAATGGCGTGTGCTATAGAAGACGCGGGATTTGAGATACGAGATTGTATTATGTGGATTTATTCCACGGGTTTCCCTAAATCGCTAAATGTATTTAAACAGTTGAAAAAGAGCTGTACTTGTGGTAATATGGAAGCGTATGAGAAAGCCACCCAACAGACGACCCAATCACACCTGCGACCTGTGCCAGAAGCCGATTTACCGCAGACCATCAACTCTCAAGATAAACAAGGGGAAGTTTTGCAGTCGGGCTTGTCGGAACAAAGCATACCCGCTACCAGACGGACGCAACTTTCCTCCTCCGAAATTTGGCAAGGACAACCCAGCATGGAAGGGCGGGATAATGATGAAACGAAGTCACGGGAATTATCAGGGGGTTATGTACGTCAGGTGTCCGAGGGAATTTCTACCGATGGCGAGGAAAGACGGCTACATAATGCAACACAGAT